TGTAGTAGTACAAGACACAGTAGATGGCACTAACTGGAATACTATTGCAACATTTACGCAAGCAACAGCAGTTACACGAGAAGTAATTAGATTAACTACTGCATTTACCGATCAATTAAGAGTAGTTGGCACAATCGGTGGCACTACCCCATCATTTACGTTTGCAGTGTTAACATGGGCGGATTCAAATTGATTCTTACATTTAGCAGTCAAATTGAAAGCGCTGATGGTGAGCGCAGAATCATTGCTGGCAAAATTGTGCCATTCGAAACAGTCGGTAATACAAGCGTTGGTAAAGTTGTCTTTGCTAAAGGATCAATCGATGTAGGAGATCCAGGCAAGATCAAAATGCTTATGCAACATAAAAATGACAGACCTATTGGTCGCATGCAAAAATTTAATGAAGAACAAGATGGTATTTATGCTAGCTTTAAGATCAGCGCAAGCATGCAAGGATCAGATGCTTTGATGCTGGCAAGTGAGCAGTTAATTGATGGCTTATCTGTTGGTGTAGATGTACTTAAATCATCACAGAAAAAAGATTACATTTATGTAACTAAAGCAACCCTTAAAGAAGTAAGCCTGGTCGAATCACCAGCATTCACAGAAGCACAAGTAACTAAAGTTGCCGCTAGCGAAGGCGAAGCGGATGCAACAAATCAACCAACTACGGAAAGTGAGGCACAAGTGGACAACACCACCGAGCCAACAGCAGTACCAGTGGTAGAGGTTGCTCCAGTAGAGGCCGCACGCCCAACAATTAGTGCATCCTTCTACACAGAGCCTCGCTCACCAATTAAGACACAAGCACACATGCTTGAACACACCATCAAAGCAAAATTAGGTAATCACGAATCAGCAACATGGGTAATGAAAGCAGAAGCAGATGTAGCAAAATTCTTAACTGCTGCAGATGATTCATTCACTACCAACCCAGCATTTAGTCCAACACAGTTTGTGCCAACAGTAGTTGATACACTTATTGGATCACGCCCAGCAGTAGACGCAATTGGTTCACGTGCGCTACCAGCTGCAGGTATGACAATTTCAGTACCTAAGATCACTACTTCAGGTACAGTTGCAGAAACAGCAGAAGCAGCAGGACCATCTGAGACAGGTATCGTATCTTCATACGTAAACCTAACTGTTAAGAAGTATGCTGGACTACAACGCTACAGCTTAGAAATTCTAGAGAGATCTTCACCAGAATTCTTTGCAGCCATGATTGACAACATGACACGTGCGTATAACAAAGCAACAGACGCAGCAGTTATCGCAGCATTGACAGCAGGCGGAACACAAGCTACAGGAGTAGCAGCAGATTCAGCAGGAATTATTTCCTACGTATCTACACAAGCACCAGCCGCTTACCTTGCAACAGGTGAGTTAGCAACACGTTACATCGCTGGTACTTCACAGTGGTCATTACTGTTAGGCGCAACAGATACAACTGGTCGCCCAATTTACAATGCTGCTAATCCAATGAACAATGCAGGAGCTGCACAACCAACATCACTACGTGGTAACGTATTAGGTTTAGATCTATACGTAGATCCAAACGCAGTGTCAACAACTATTGATGAGTCAGCATTTATTGTTGTACCTTCATCAGTATCAATTTACGAATCACCAATTCTACGACTATCTGTAAATCAGCCAGCAACTGGCGAGATTGAAACAGCACTATATGGCTACATGGCCGTTGGTGTATTGGTCGCTGGTGGCGTTCGCCGCTTCAACCTAAGCTAATAACTTAGTAATTTAATAATCCTCTGGGGTTTAGTAGCCCTAGCCCCAGGGGAGCTTTTTTAGAAAGGACACTATGGCCGCTGCAATGGTAACAATGGCAGAGTTACGCAGTAATTTAGGTATTGGCACTTTATACAGTGACGCTACAGTGGAAGAGTGCTGCCAATCGGCAGAAGATTTAATACAAGGTTATTTATGGCATAACGATGCCCCAGTAGTGGCTTCATCTATCAGCAATAACGTAGCAACTTTAGTGTTATCAAATCCTGGCATATTTACTACAGGTCAATCAATAACAGTGTCTAATTGTGGTGCAACATATAACGGCACATACACATTAACAGGATCATTCCCAGGTACTACAGTGCCCGCTTCAATCGGCACAATGTTTTGGAGTACATACGCATTGAGTTCATACCCTAACGGCTACAGCTTTATACAATACGCAAAGACAGCTGCGGATGACAACTTTCACTTTGTTAAACCATACGGCCGAGCCCTTGGCCCAGAGCATAAAGCACAGGCTTACACTGCGACCCCTGCCATCAGAGAAGCGGCTCTTATAGTAGCCACTGACATCTGGCAAGCACGTCAAGTTAGCCAGACTGGTGGGGTAGGTATGGATGGGATCTCTGCAAGCCCATATCGGATGGGTTATCAGCTGATCAACAGAGTGCGTGGTCTCATCCAGCCGTATTCAAGTCCTAATTCACTGGTCGGCTAATGGCTGCAATAAGCACCCTACGTGGCACGCTAGCAACCGCTTTAACAAACGCTGGAGTATGGTCTACCTTTGCATTCCCGCCAGCAACATTACTTGCTAATAGCGTAGTAGTAACGCCTAGCGATCCTTATATTGTGCCAAACAATAACAGCCAGACAGGCATATCACCCCTGGCTAATTTTAAGATTTTAATAACCACACCTGCATTTGACAATCAAGGTAACTTGCTCGGCATGGAAAATTTTATAGTAGCAGTCGTAACTAAACTAGCGGCATCGACCCTGGTTTACAACATATCAAGTGTCTCCGCTCCAGCTATAACTAATGCAGCTAGTGGAGATTTATTAACATCAGAAATAACTGTATCAATCCTAACGAGCTGGAGTTAAAATGAGTACACAAGCAGAAGATTTAGCCTTCTTAATTAAGACAGGCCAGATCAAAGAAGCACCAAAACCAACTGCACAAACAAAGAAAGATGAGGAATAACAATGGCAATCTATTTAAATAACAATGTTGGTGTTAAGTTGGCAACAGCAGCAGCCAAGACAACACCTTCTATTGACATTTCTGCATATGTAACCAATGCAGTAATCAACCAAGTAGCGGATGAGCTAGAAGTAACAGCTATGGGCGACACAGCTCACAAGTTTGTGGCAGGTTTACAATCTGGCACTTTAACACTTGACTTTATTAATGACTGGGCATCTGCTCAGGTAATGCAAACTTTGAATGACTGCTTTGGTCAAACAATCTCTGTATCAATGATTACAGTTAAAGGCACAGTAGTATCAGCAGCCAACCCATCTTACCAATTCTCAATCTTGGTAAATAACCTAACTCCAGTGGGTCAAGGCGGCGTGGCTGAAATCGCTACCTCATCTGTTACATTTACTATAAACTCCGCAGTAACAGTGTCTCCATCGGTGGCATTTTAATTAAGGAGTAATAATGGCAAAGCTAAAGATAACAAGGGCTAATGGTGAAGTATCTGAACATAAGATTACACCAGGTGTCGAGTACGCTTTCGAATTAAAGTACGGATCAGGAATTAGCAAGGTCTTGCGTGAGCATGAGCGTCAAACAGAGATATTCTGGCTGGCTTATGAATGCTTACGCAGGGCTGGCGCACAAATACCTTTATGGGGATCAGAGTTCATAGACACTCTAGATACTGTTGAGGTATTAGACGAAGAAAAAAAATAACTGAGCGGAATTCTATTGCTTACACTATTGCGCAATTAGCAGTAGAGACTGGAATACCGCCTAGCGAGTTTATTGATATGGATACCGAGATGTATCTAGCAATAATCCAGGTATTGACAGATAGAGCTAAGGAGATCAAAAATGCCAGCAGAGGTCGTAGGCGTTAAAGATGTCCTTGCAGGTCTAAAATTTATTGACAAAGATTTACAAGATCGCATAAGGACTGCTATCGATCCACTAATGCGTGGCGTAGCAGCTAAGGCTAGATCATTTGTGCCTGGTAATTCTGAAGTGTTATCGGGCTGGACTAAAGAGCCTAATCCAAACATTAACTACCGACCATTCCCTAAGTATGATGCTGGCACTGTCAAAGCTGGCATTGGATATAACTCAGGCGATAATCAAGTATTTAAAAATGGATTTAAAGTAAGCAATTATGTTTACAACGTAAGCGCAGCAGGTCGCATATATGAAACTGCTGGCCGTAAAAATCCACAAGGCCGTGCGCCATTCCAGCAGATCGATCCAAGCTTGCCTGGAACAACCTTTGGCAAAGTGCAAGGATTTGAAGGCAAGGCCAGGGCACGTGAGTACACCTATAACAAATCTACTAGAGAGTACGCATCAAACAACCCTTTTGCTGGGTATCAATTTGTTACATCAATGCCAGGGCTTACTTCACAACCAAAGATTAAAGGCGTACGTGGTGGTGGTCGAAAAACTAAAGGCCGTTTAATCTACAAAGCCTGGGCACAAGATAGTGGCAAAGTTTATAATGCAGTGCTAAACGCTATCAATTCTACAGCTATAAAATTCAATAAATCCACTGAGATTAAGAAGGCAGCGTAATGGCCAACGTAGTAGTCTCGGCAATAGCCACCTGGAATGGTAAAGCACTTAATAAAGGCAAAAAAGAAATATCAGCCTTTGATAAACAGGTAAATAAATTAGGCAAAACTTTTGCTGGTGTCTTTGGCGCTCAACAATTATTTCAATTTAGCAAGCGTGCAGTGCAAGCCTTTGCAGCCGATGAAAAAGCAGCCAAATCTTTAGAAGTCCAATTACGCAATACTGGTTTTGCATTTAGCGCACCAGCCGTTGAAGATTACATAGCCAATTTACAAAAAGTTACAGGCGTATTAGATGATCAATTACGCCCAGCATTCCAGCAATTACTCACAGCTACAGGATCTATTACTAAGAGCCAAGATGCATTAAATACTGCATTAAATGTAAGTGCTGCTACTGGTCGATCTTTGACAGATGTAAGCGCAGCATTAACTAGAGGATTCTCAGGCAACACCACAGGTCTTAGCCGTTTAGGTGCTGGCATAAGTAAGGCCACATTAAAGACTGGCGATATGGATAAAATCCTGGGCGAACTTAATAACAAGTTTGCAGGACAGGCACAAGCTAGATTAACTACTTATGCAGGCAAGATGGATCTACTAAGAGTATCTACAGAAAATGCTAAAGAAGAAATTGGTAAAGGTTTATTAGATGCTATAAGTTTACTAGGCAAGAATAGAAGTATAGAAGATGCTGCTACTCAAATGGACACTTTTGCAAAATCTATTAGTGATGCGATTTATGGCGTAGGTTTATTGATAAGCAAGTTAGATGGCCTAGCATCTAAGATAACTTCTGGTGGCTTAGGCGATTTATTAATACGTTTACAACCAGGCGGATTAGGTTTGCGGGCAGCTTTAAATATTGCAGGAAACGCTAGAAGCTCAAACGCACCAGATAATAAACAAGGCCGTTCATCGGCTCGTATCTTTGCCCAGCAGTTACGCTTAGAAAATAAATTATCAGAGCAGAAGAAAAAAGAATTAGCAATACTAGATGCAAAGAATAAAAAGCAGACCGAGGTAGACAAACTAGCTGAAAGATTTGATGTAGAGCGCATAGGTTTAATGAAGGCGCTAGGCGAAGCTACTGATGCAGAAACTAAACTACGAATTTTATCTAAGATAGCAATACTTGATAATAACGAGGCTTTGGCTAAAAAATACAATGCAGAATGGAAAGCCGCTGATACAGCAGATAAATTAGCAGACGCTTTGGTTAAGGCTGGCCAGGCAGCTCTATACTTTAAAGACTGGGCAACCTACCGAGCAGGTGAACGTGGGGATGTAGCATCAATGACTAACGTACCTAGCAGTGGTGGCGGATACATACCAGCACCATCTATGACTATGGCTGCAAACTATCAAGCATACCGAGCAGGCGAGCGTGGCGATGTAGTTGTAAACGTGGCTGGCTCAGTATTGACCGAGCAGGATTTAACTAACACAATCAATGAAACTTTATTGAGAATTAACAAGATGGGCCGTGGTACCACACCTGCAGGCGGTCTATCTGGCGGTACCTAATGGCTGTACCAACAATCAATGCGGTAATTAACTTTTCTACTGGGCCTAGTTTTGCTCAGGCAGTCATATTAGGTACTGCAATACTTGATACAAATATTTTAGCAGATAATGCAGCTGTAGTAGTTGATGTATCAGATCAAATTAACTACATACAAACTAGCCGAGGTCGTAACGCTTTAATAGATCAATTCCAAACAGGCCAATTAACTTTACGCATAGTAGATCAAAATGGAAATTTCAACCCGACTAACCCTTCAGGGCCGTATTATGAATTGCTCACACCAATGAAGAAGGTGCAAATTTCAGCCACTTATGGCGCTACTACCTATTCTTTATTTTCTGGCTTTATTACAAGTTACGTAAACACTCAACCTAAAGATGCAACCGAAGTTGCATATACAACCATACAAGCTGTAGATGCCTTTAGGCTTGCCCAAAATGCTCAGGTATCAACAGTTACAGGTGCTAACGCTGGCGATCTATCAGGCACAAGAATTAACCAAATATTAGATCAGATTGACTGGCCAGCAACCATGCGTGATGTTGATGCTGGACTTACTACATTACAGGCAGACCCAGGCACTGCACGCACTTCTTTAGGTGCTATGCAGACTGTGGCCGATAGTGAATATGGCGCACTATATGTAAACACAGATGGCGAGTTTGTATTTCAAGATAGAGCTGTAACTGCAGGATCAATTGGTGGCACAGTAACTACTTTCAATGATGATGGCACAGGCATCTCATACGCTAATGCTATGTGGAAACTAGATGACAACTTGATCTTTAACTCAGCCCAAGTTAGCCGTGCAGGTGGCTCACCACAGACAGCAATTAACCAAGCATCTATTGACAAATACTTTATCCACTCATATAACCTACAAGACCTGCTAATGCAGACCGATGCTGTAGCTCTAGATTATGCACGGGCTTATGTCGCTAGCCGTGCCGAAACACAGGTTAGATGCGATGGCATCGAGTTGGATTTATATACAGACAATTACAACACAGGCATTATTGCAGCCTTAGAGTTGGACTTCTTTGACCCGATCAGAATTGTTACTACCCAGCCAGGCGGATCTACCCTAGATAACACTTTGCAGATATTTGGCGTAGCCACCACGATTACACCAAACAGCTTTAGGGTCTTTTTTACGACCCTTGAACCAGTCATCGATGCACTGATTCTAAATAACAATATATACGGCACTTTAGACTATAATGTGCTTAGTTACTAAGGAGAAATAATGGCCGCTGGATTAGGATTTAAGGACTTTGTTACAGGCGAGGTATTAACCGCCGCCGATGTTGATGGCTACTTGATGCAAGGTGTCTGGGTATTTGCTAGCGCCGCTGCTCGAGATGCAGCTGTAACATCACCACAAGAAGGCAATTTTGCGTATCTTAAAGATACAAATGTAACCACTTATTACACAGGCAGTGCTTGGGCAAACCTAGATACAACAGGCATGACTAACCCAATGACAACTACTGGCGACACAATTTATTCATCAAGCGGATCAACACCAGCAAGATTAGGTATTGGTACAGCAAACCAACAATTGCGTGTAAATGCAAGTGCAACTGCCCCCGAGTGGTTTACTCCCTCTGCGGGTGGTGGCGGTAAAGTATTGCAGGTAGTGAGTGCAACAATTACAACCGAAAAAGATATTGCTACAACAACTTTAACTGATACTAATATCACCGCAACAATAACCCCAACTGCAAGCAACAGTAAAGTATTGGTTTTAATTTCACAAAATGCTTTTTTACAAGCAAGTGGAGTTGAACGAGCCATTGGTGCAAAATTATTTCGCGACGCGACCTCACTATTAGATTATGGTAATTATGGTTTCCAAAGCGTTTATATTGCAGGTACTACCTTTTTCCAAAGTACAATAAGTGGTTCAATATCATATTTAGATTCACCAGCAACCACTTCAGCAACTACTTACAAAGTACAGGCTAAAATAGATGGCACTGGTGCAAGTGGTACTTCAAGTTGGCAATATGATTCATCACCATCAACAATTACATTATTAGAAATAGGTGCATAATGTCTAAATACTTAGTAAAGGCAATTAGAAAATTAAAACCAACAGCCGAGTTTTCTATTGACAATAATGATTATTCAACTATTAAATGGGATGTGCTTGAAGGTACTGCACCAACGCAAGCCAAAATTGATGAAGCTATTGAACAAATAAAGGCAGATGAAATTGCTGAAGCTGAAGCGAAAATTCAACGCAAAACAGCAGCACAAGCAAAACTTGCAGCGCTTGGTTTAACTGTTGAGGATTTGACCGCTCTAGGTTTGTAATGCAACCTAAACTATGTGCAGCTGGTGTGCAGTTAAGAGATCAAGTTGATACGTGGTTTCCAGATAGGCGTACTGCCAGTGATGGGTGGGTGGGCGATAGCCGTCACTCCGCCAGAAAATCAGATCATAATCCAGACAAGTTTGGGTATGTACGAGCAATTGATATTGATTCTGGGTTGGAGCCATCCGATGGGATCGCACCTTATTTGGCTGACCAAATCAGAATCGCAGCCAAGTCGGATCCACGCATATCATACGTCATCTTTAACAGGCGAATATGCTCGAAGATATTAAATTGGAAATGGCGTAAGTACAAAGGCATTAACCCGCACGTCAAACATATACATATTAGCTTTACAACACTAGGTGATTTAAATGGCACAGCGTTCGACATACCACTAATAGGGGGCAAGATATGAAAATAAGCAAAAAACAAAAAGCAATACTAAAATCATACTTTAGAGGTGTACTGGTATCTCTACTAACATTTTTAGCAAGTAATGAATTAGGTTTAGATCCTGCCGTATCTGTAATTGTTGCAGCACTAGCAGGTCCAGCAGCTAGGGCTCTAGATAAATCCGACAGTGCTTATGGCATCGGTGCTAATGAAGCATGACACCTACAGAATGGGCTGGCTTTGGCGCTGGCGTTATGGCCGTGCTATCAGGCGGGCTAGTAGGATTACGTTTTCTAGTTAGAGGCTGGCTTAATGAGTTGCGACCTAATGGTGGCGCTAGCATGAAGGATCAACTAACACGATTAGAGAAGCGTGTCGATGATCTCTTTATCTTAATTAGTAAGTCATAATTTTAAGATGGCTAACACTCGTAAGCGAAAGAAGATTAACAGGCGTGTGGTACGTAAATCACCCGACCCTTTATCTAAGCTAGAAGTGTTTTATATTGCGAAGCATGAAATGTTTAAAGCTGCACGTAAGGCTGGATTTTCAGAATCTGTATGCCTGTATTTAATGGATAGTCCAGCATCAATGCCCGACTGGGTAGTAGGCGACAATGGCATTATCCCAACTATTCCTACTCCAGATGAGGATGACGATTAAGCGCTACTTAGTTATCAGTGATTTACAAGTGCCGTTTCATCACGAAGCAGCTGTAAAGAATGTAATTAAGTTAGCAAGGCGGGAGAAGTTTGATTCAGTATTGGTGGTTGGGGATGAGATTGACTTTAACACAATTAGTAAATGGGCTGAAGGCACACCTCTGGCTTATCGTCAAACCATTCACGATGATCGGGAACTTACTAAGTCGATACTGTGGGATCTCAGTGAGTACAGCCGAGAGTGTCATATTATCCGCAGTAATCATACTGATCGCTTATATAACACTTTGCTTAAGGTGCCTGGTTTAATTAGTTTACCTGAATTACAATACCCAGCCTTTATGGGATTTAAAGATATGGGCATGGAGTATCACAAGACTGCTTATGAGTTTCACCCAGGCTGGATGCTGGCCCATGGCGATGAAGGCAACATGTCACAGCACGCTGGTATTACAGCTCTTAACCTGGCTAAAAAATGGGGTAAATCTGTACTGTGTGGCCACACCCATAGACTAGGCATGAGTGCCTATGCAGAGGGCGTAGGAAGCCATTACAGGGCCTTATATGGCGTTGAGGTAGGTAATCTCATGGATCGCAAAAAAGCCTCTTATTTACGCTACGGAAGCGCTAATTGGCAGATGGGTATTGCTATACTAGAAACCATAGGTAAGACCCTGACACCGACCCTGGTGCCAATAAACAAGGATGGCTCATTTACAGCATTAGGCAAACATTATGGGGCTTAACACAGAGTACGAAGAGCGCACAATCGATGACCATATCGATGACCTCGAAGATATTAACGTTATCTAATTGTTATAAACTAAACAGTTTAAATCATCCACAAAGTCATACACAGGTGTCACACTATTGCCATGCCACAAAGTATGTGCGCACAGATTGGGCTACAAAATGACACTTGAAATGGCTATATATTTATTTATAGGTACAAGTATTGGATGGTTGCTATTGGCAACTTATATAGATGACTTAAAGCAAACTCACTATTGGCGAGGCCGTAAAGATGGCTGGGATATGCACCGCAGAATGATTAACAACAAAGTTAAAACCGATGAGGTGTTTGACTATGACAAGCAGAACTGAGTTTTTGGATGAGATCGCCACAATCCTTACCAGCAGAGGATCGGTTTACGGAAGCAGTCAAAGCAATCACGAGCGAATCTCAGAATTGTGGTCAGCTTATTATGGAGATTACATATCGCCAATGCAGGTCAGTATTATGCAACTGCTCGTCAAGGTCAGCAGACTTGCCGAAACTGCAAATCACCAAGATAGTGTTAAAGACATCATCGGTTACGCAGTCATCTATAAAGAACTGCACGACCATTATGACAAAGAGTTTGGAGTAGCTGATGGCATTTAATTTAGATGATTACACCACAGTACAAGAACGATCTAATTTGTTTTGGGAAAGGTACAAAAATGGAGCAATACGAACAAAGATTATCTCGGAGTCAGACACTAGAGTCATTATGGTATGTGAACTATTTAGGGATTCAGCTGACGAAAAACCATTCGCAACAGGTCATGCGAAAGAGGTCATTTCGGATCGTGGGGTCAATCGTGATTTTGCGCTTGAAAATTGTGAGACTTCGTGCCGAGGCACTGCTTTTAAAGCAGCTAACATCGGTACTGAAAAGAATGGACCAAGTAGAGAAGAGATGGTTAGAGTTGTAAAGACTCAAACTAATTATTCACCAGCAGGATCTAAAGCTAGGGCTGTGGAAGATGTGCTACGTGCATCATTCGCAGAAGATAAGCCAACTGTATGGAGTGTTGGCGATGCAATAGAAGCAATACCAGTTAATCCTAAACCACAAGAATGTAAACATGGCACAATGATTCTTAAAGAAGGCACAGCAAAAACTGGTAAGCCTTATCATGGTTATGTATGTAGTGCAGCAAAGCCCGATCAATGTGATGCGAAATGGGCAAAGATTACAGCTGCAGGATCTTGGTTCTTTCCTAGCGATAACGAGGGAGGTGAGTAAATGGGATATGTAGAGATTTTAAGAGGCGGACCTTACCTGGAGCGCATAGAGAACGACCAGGTAAAGTTCTTGCCTTCTACCGATGTTTGTGTAGCTTGTAATGATGACAGGCTTATAACTTCAGGTAATTTCTTAGTTTGTACTCAGTGCCACTGTAGGCAATAAGGATATTATCATGAAACATGCACAATTCAAATGTAATGGCTGTAGTCGAAAGACCGAGTTTCTTTGGCTCGATCAGCTAGATATGCCCGAAGGATTTAAGGCGTATCAGTGTATGGATTGTGGCGCTGTCGGGGTTAAGAATATTGCAGAAGCAATAGGTTTACCTGACGATAGTGTATCTAGATGCACGCAGTGTGGTAGTTGGCAATTCCTAGGTATTGACTGCCACACCTGTGCTTTGATTGGAGCAAAGTAATGCCAACATATGAATACAGCTGTAATCAATGCGGAACTTATGGATCAGTACATAAATCTTACGATGATGACAGTGGACCAATGTTTTGCCCTAAATGTAATTTACAAATGTCAAGAATGTACAGCGCACCTGGTCTTATATTCAAAGGTAGTGGATGGGGTAAGAATGGCTGAGGCTACAGCTGAGGATTGGGCCAAACAAAACAAATTGCGCCAAGAATGGTTGGCGAATAATCCAGATGCAACTTATATCGGTTGGACTTCTATATGAAATTTAACGCTCAATTTGACATGGCATGCTAGGCTCTAGTGTAGCAGTGGCTCACAAAGCCACAAGGCGAGCCCGACAGGGAAAGCTCGCAAGGTGCTGGCTAGTTGGGATCGCTCTAGTCATAGTTAATCTTTGCTTTGTAAAGACTAATTCCGTTGCAAATGACAACACAAATCATTACAGACAATGGGCATTTATACAGCTTAATAACTTAGAAGAGTTCTATTGCTTAGATTACTTATACTTTAGAGAATCTAGGTGGAATCCTAATGCTCGTAATGGCTCGCACTATGGCATACCACAAGGTAGATCTAAATGGTTGGCTACTGTTGATGGGTATAAGCAAGTAGAGTGGGGTATTAAATACAATAACAATAGATATGGTTCTATGTGTAAAGCGTTAGAACATTACAAGCTTAAAGGATGGCATTGAGTAATAAAGCAATAGGTAGTGGCAAGTGGAAGAAGCTACGCATCACCATATTAGATCGTGATGGCTGGCAGTGTGCATCGTGTGGCAGGCCAGCGCACACAGTAGATCACATCATTCCACGTGTTAAGGGTGGCGATATGTGGAGCCCCGATAACTTGCAGTCTATGTGTAAATCATGTAACAGCGCTAAAGGTGGTCGTTTTTTTAGCCACAAGGCGACCCCCCCAGTCTTTTCTGAACGTTCTCTCCCTGAGACAGTCCGAACAGTGCCAGATTCACCATTTAATAAACCTGATACGCTTGACTTTGATGCAAAGTGATACCGAACTAAAACAGACGCCACGAGGGGTCGGGTTAATTGGCAGCACTGAGCCTAGAATCCACACGCCTTTATTAAAAGGTTTATCTAAAGCGCAAGAAGTAGCCGATCTAGCTGTAAAAATAGGCATGCCATTGATTCCCTGGCAACGCTGGGTGCTAGATGATTTATTGACTGTTGATGATGAACAAATGTGGGTCAAGCGGTCAGGGTTAATTCTTGTAAGCCGACAATCAGGGAAGACGCACCTGGCCAGAATGCTTATCTTGTCTCATTTATTCCTGTGGGGCAGTAAGAATGTCTTAGGCATGTCCTCTAACCGAAATATGGCATTAGATACTTTTAGAAATGTTGCTTACACAATAGAAGACAATCAATTCTTGAAAGATCAAGTGAGACAGATTCGTTTGGCTAACGGGCAAGAATCTATAACCTTGCTTAATGGCGCTAGGTATGAAATAGCAGCAGCCACTAGAGATGCGCCCCGTGGCAAGACTGCAGATTTCTTGTATTTAGATGAATTACGTGAATGGTCAGAAGAAGCCTTTACAGCTGCATTACCAGTAACACGTGCAAGACCTAACTCAATGACTTTGATGACAAGTAATGCTGGTGATGGATTTAGCACAGTGTTAAATGATTTAAGGGAACGCTCTTTATCCTATCCGCCTGTGACTTTAGGTTATTACGAATGGTCAGCACCACAGCACTGCAAGATACATGATCGCAAAGCCTGGGCTATGGCTAATCCAGCATTAGGATATTTTGTAACCGAGGAAACCCTAGAAGAAGCTGTTAATACAAACAGCGTAGAAGCAACACGTACTGAGATGTTATGTCAATGGATAGATAGCGCAGTCAGTCCTTGGGTGTATGGATCTATTGAAGCATGTAGCGATAGCACGCTAGAAATCCCTGTCGGCCCAATGACTATAATGGCCTTTGATATTGCACCTACAAGAAGATCAGGTGCTTTAATAATGGGTCAAATGAAAGATGGCAAAATAGCAGTTGGACTTGCACAGCTCTGGCATAGCGATATAGCAATAGATGAGATTAAAATGTCAAGTGATATAAATGAATGGGCCAAAAAGTATCACCCACATATAATTTGTTACGACAAGTATGCCACGCAGTCAATAGCTACACGATTAGAGCAAAGCGGATGGCGGATGCAAGATGTATCAGGCCAAGCGTTTTACCAGGCATGCTCTGATCTATCAGATGCTATGGCTAATGGAAGAATGGTGCATAGTGGTCAGGCAGATCTAGTACAGCACTTAAATAACTGTGCGGCTAAGACTAGCGATGCAGGCTGGCGTATCATCAGGCGTAAATCCGCTGGCGATGTTACAGCTGCTATATCACTGGCCATGGTTGTCAGTCAATTAAATAGACCGCAACAAACCGCACAAATCTTTGTGTAATTTGCACCATTAGTCCGATTTATGGTATAAAGTATACATATGGGTATATTGTCAGCATTGGGTCTAACTAATAATAAGCAGTCCGTACAGGCGCAATATGCCCCAGCCGTGATGGGCGATAGCATCATTGGATTTGGTTACAACACATTTGGTGCAGGTCCTATGGATCGCACACTTGCAACACAAGTACCAGCTGTTAATCGATGCGCTAATTTAATTAAAGGTGTTATAGGATATTTACCATTAGAACTGTACAAAAAATCTACAGGCGAAGAATTAGCGAAGCCACTCTGGTGCGAACAGCCAGATATCCGACAGCCACGATCCGTCACTATCTCGTGGACTGTCGATAGCCTTATATTCTATGGCGTTGCATATTGGCGTGTTACAGAAGTATATGCAGATGATTTAAGACCAGCACGTTTTGAATGGGTAAATAACACACGAGTAGTTGCACAATTAAACCCATTAGGTACAGAAGTTTTGTATTACACAATCGATAATGAAAAAGTACCGATGGTTGGCGTTGGTTCATTAGTTACATTCCAAGGATTAACACAAGGCGTATTACAAACTGCAGGTCGTACAATACAAGCTGCATTAGATATTGAAAAGGCTACAGCCGTAGCAGCACAAACACCTATGGCAACAGGATTCTTAAAAAACACTGGCGCAGATATGCCAGAAGCACAAGTACAAGGATTATTAGCAGCTTGGAAACAAGCACGTCAAAATAGAAGCACAGCATATTTGACTAGCACATTATCTTATGAGGCTGTTGGATTTTCACCTAAAGACATGACCTATAATGAAAGTTCACAGTACCTTGCAACACAAATCGCACGAGCCATGAATGTACCTGCTTATTACATCTCTGCAGACATGAATAACAGCATGACCTACCAGAACATTATTGATGGCCGTAAAGAATTTGTTGCCTATTCACTGCAACCATATATTTGCGCCATTGAAGATCGTCTAAGCATGAACGATATAACTGCTAACGGCCATATTGTGCGTTTCAATATCAGCGAAACATTTTTACGTTCAGATGACAAGGCAAGACTAGAGACCATCGAAAAGATGCTAGCACTAGGACTTATTGACATTGAGCAAGCAAAAGAAATGGAAGACCTAACACCTAACGGAAACCAAAGTGGCGATGCTGAGTACATTAACAGCGCTAAAGGAGAAAATGAATGAGCGATATACAACAAGCCAATATACCTGCTAGCACTGTAACGCTATTAGCGTCAGCTGCTCGTACTGCAACAATTACCGGCACAGCCGTTAAAGGTCTATCTGCAGCAAGACTATTAGTAATGCAATTAGACGTTACAGCAGCTAGTGGCACATTACCTACATTAGATGTAGTAGTACAAGACACAGTAGATGGCACTAACTGGAATACTATTGCAACATTTACGCAAGCAACAGCAGTTACACGAGAAGTAATTAGATTAACTACTGCATTTACCGATCAATTAAGAGTAGTAGGCACAATCGGTGGCACTACTCCTTCATTTACCTTTGCAGTCCTAACATGGGCGGATTCAAATTGATTCTTACGTTTAGCAGTCAAATAGAAAGCTCAGATAATGAGCGCAGGGTTATTGCAGGCAAAATTGTGCCGTTTGAAACTGTAGGAAATACCAGCGTAGGTAAAGTTGTGTTTGCTAAAGGATCAATCGATGTAGGCGACCCAGGCAAGATAAAAATGCTTATGCAACATCAAAACGACAGACCTATTGGTCGCATGCAAAAATTTAATGAAGAACAAGATGGCATTTATGCTAGCTTTAAAATCAGCGCAAGCATGCAAGGATCAGATGCTTTAATGCTGGCAAGCGAGCAGTTAATTGATGGCTTATCTGTTGGTGTAGATGTACTTAAATCATCACAGAAAAAAGATTACATTTATGTAACTAAAGCAACCCTT